GTAGAACTGAGACAAATGAGTCTAGAAAGAAGTACGAAGACAACTACGATAAGATATTTGGTAAGAAAAAATGAGCCAAATACAATACGACCTATGCCCACAGGGACAAGTTCTCCAAGACTTCTCTGATTGTCGCGCACGAAACTCCTTTATCATGGGACCTTTAGGTTCAGGTAAAACTGTACAATGTATCCTGAAACTCCTAGACCTTATCTGTGAACAAAAGCCTGTCACTGACCCTGAACACAAAAACTATAACAAACGACTATCTCGTGTCATTGCGGCTCGTAACACCTATTCTGAACTGTTCTCTACCACAATTAAAGACTGGTTAGAGATACACGGTGAGCTTGGCGACTTCAAACAAGGCAATAAAGAACCCCCAACGCACTTTATGCGGTTTAATCTAGAAGATGGTACAGAGGTTGAGTGTGATGTCGTGTTTATCGCCTTTGACAGACCTGAACACGTTAAGAAGGCAAGGGGTATACAGACTACATGGGTATGGTTAAACGAGACCAAAGAGCACTCTAAAGCCGTTTTAGACATGTTAGACCTACGTCATGGTCGTTACCCCTCTCCTAAAGAGGGTGTGCGCCCTACACATCATGGAATGTTAGGTGACTCTAATGCCCCTGATGAAGACCACTGGTATTTTAAATTAGCTGAAATTGAACGACCTGAAGATTGGTCATTTTTTAGGCAGGCAGGTGGGGTTTTAAAAGAAGGTGAAGACTGGGTAATCAACCCTAACGCAGAAAACTTAAAAAACCTACCAGACGGCTACTACAAACGCGGTCTAAACGGTAAGACTAACGACTGGATAAAGGTAAACCTAGCCAATGAATATGGATTTGTATCGAACGGTAAGCCAGTGCATCCTATGTACACTGATAGCGTACACTGCCAACACATAGATGAGTTTAAGCCATCCTTTGACTACCCTATCGTCTTAGGCTTTGACTTTGGTCGTACACCTGCATGTGCGTTTTTGCAACGAACTTCCGTAGGAAGATGGATATGTTTCGATGAGATGGTACTTACTGACTCTGGTGCTGTTGATTTTGCACCTACACTTAAAAGATACATTGAAGATCAGTACCCTGACCACAAGTTTACAGGGTGGGGTGATCCTTCTGGCAACAATAAAAACCAATCAAACAGTGATACACCGTTCCAGATAATGCGTGCCGCAGGTATTCCCTGTCAACCTACCCCTACAAATGACCCATTGAAACGTAGAGCCGCCTTAGAAGTGCCTATGAAAGAAATGTGTATGGATGGTAAGCCTCGATTCATTGTCTTACCTAAAGCCTCTATGATCCGTAAAGGTCTACAAGGTGGTTTCTGCTACAGAAGAGTACAGAAGTCAGGAGAACACTACACTGATGAACCAGATAAGAATGAATACTCTCACCCTGTAGAAGCTCTTGAATACGCTTTACAAGGTGAAGGTGAAGGTCGCTCTGCACTACGCGGCACAGGGAAGTTTACTAAGCCTACTCAAGCTAAGGTTAATTTTAGTGTCTTCTGATGCGTATGTCGTGTTCACAGACGACAGGTCAAACTGGTGGAGCCCTTTTTTAAAAAAAGGTATTAGACACTGTTATGTAGTTATTCCATCCGCAGATCGCCTTATACAGTACGGAAAGTTGACAGATGGAGTAGAGCTGTTCACAAAAGAAGCAAAAAAGGGTATAATTGGGGATAATTATTACCTAGCGAAATTTAAACGTAGAAAGTGTAAAAGACATCTTTTTATGCTGAATACCTGTGTAGGGCATACCAAACAGATATTAGGGATCAACAATCCGTTTATACTGACCCCGTATCAATTACTAAAATACATGAGGAAATACAATGGGCAGTAGCACACCAGACGCACCAGAGCCAACAGCAGAACAGGTAGCTATGGAAAAACGAACTACGCTTGGGTTAGAGCGAGAAAGAGCCAAAACTGAGCGTAGATTAAAAGCACAAGCTCGAAGCAAAATAGGAGCTAAGTCTCTACTAACAGGAATAAAGCCGCAGACTGGCTTACGTCAAGAGGATGTAGAGCATAGTAAAGCTATTTCAAGTGAAGAGCGAGACGCTATAGAAAGATCGAAGGTCAGAAGAAGAAGAAATATAAAAAGATCATTAGGTGGTATATTGTGATGAAATTACCATCTGAACTTGGCTCTCTCCAAGACCTAAAAAAAAGAGAAGCAAACGCATTTAAACGCGCTACTCACTGGCATGATCAGCTAGATGATGCGTATGAATACTTTCTGCCTAACCGCAACCTGTTCGAAACCGTAGTAGCAGGACAAAAGAAGATGGATAAAATCTTCGACTCTACTGCATTAGAGGCTATCCAACAAGGTGCTAGTAAGTTACAAGAAAACATAGCCCCTATCTGGTCGCGTTGGGCTACGTTTGAACCATCTCTTCGTGTAAAAAAACTATTAGAGTCTGGGCAATTTGATGTAGCAGAAGAAGACATTAAGCGAAACTTAGAAGAACAAGCTGATGAAGTCTTTGATTACATTAACCGTTCCAACTTTGCTACACAGTTCTACGAGCACGCCCTTGATCTACTGATAGGTACAGGCACACTTCGTATTGACGAGGTAGAAGATGATGATATGCCTATCGTCTTCAGTGCTATCCCACAGAAAGGGATTGCCTTTGAAGAAGGTCCACAAGGGAATGTAGAAACACACTGGCGTAGATTTGAGGTGAAAGCAGGTGACCTAGAGCGTAAGTGGCGCGGGTTTAAAGCATCACCATCTATGGCTAAAGTTATTAAAGACAAGCCTGAAAGCATGGTAAAAGCCTATGAGGGCGTTGTCTATCTGCCAAAAGCTAAAACCTACTACGGTTGTTTATGGATTGGCAAAGAAGAACACGTTAGTTGGATGGAAGACTTTGGCATTACATCTCCGTGGGTTACTGGTCGATACTCTAAGGTAGCAGGTGAAGTGCGTGGTCGTGGTCCTGCACTACAAGCACTGCCTGATGTTAAGTCCTTAAACAAAGCTAAAGAGTTTACTCTACAAAAGGCGGCTATTGACCTTGCAGGTATGTATACTGCTACTGATGATGGCGTGACTAACCCCTACAATATAAGTATAAGTCCAGGGGTTGTTATTCCAGTTGGTTCTAACAACTCAGCTAATCCATCATTAAGACGATTAGATACTGGTGCTAACCTACAGTTATCGCAGTTTGTCATTAATGACCTACAAATGAACATTAAAAGAGCGCTATTTAACGATTTGCGTGACCCTTCTGGGGCTGTTAGATCAGCTACAGAGGTAGCTATTGAGTCGAGAGAACTAGCTAAGCGCATTGGTTCTGCTTTTGGTCGGTTGCAAACTGAAGTATTAATCCCTATTATTAAGCGTGTTGTTGCTATTTTAACTCGTAGAGGTATTATTCAGCCAATACAGTTAGATGGTAGAGACATTGATATTAAGTTTATGTCCCCTCTAGCAAGGCAACAGGATGCAGAAGATATACTCACTGTTCAACAAGCAGTACAGTTTGTCTTACAAAATGCAGGTCCTGACCAAGCTAAGATTGGATTCAAACTTGAAGACTTTGGTACATGGGTTGCTGATAAAGCAGGTATGCCCGCCTCACTTGTAAGAAGTGAAGCTGAGAAGCAAGCAGTTATACAGGCAGGCGCACAAGCGGCACAGCAAGGTATGCCAACAGGCGAACAACCAATGCAAGGACAGACTACGGTTTGAGTTGGAACAACATAGACAAGGCTTCTACGGAAACTAAGTCTAAGTATGCAGAAGAACAGAGACTAAAAGCCATTGAGTTAGCAAAAGCATACAATGGCTGTTTCTCTACGCCTGAAGGAAAGAGGGTCTTAGAAGATTTAACGTCACGTTTTATCTACGGCAACGATACTCCTTTTGAATCACAGAACGTAAACTATGAAGCGGCTTACCACAATGGTGAGTCAGGTGTAGTTAAGTATGTGATCAATTTAATACAACAAGCTAAAGTAAGAGGTTAATATGTCAGACGAACAAGCCGAAGTACAAGAAGCTACTTCTGATACCTTGTTAGACAATGCTGAACCCACGTTAGGTGAGAACGAGTATTTTCTAGCTGAAGGTATTAAAGGTACAGGTGAAAGCCCAGAGTGGTACAAAGCAGATAAGTATCAGTCAGTAGCAGAGCAAGCTAAAGCCTACACTGAACTAGAAAAGAAGTTTGGTGGATTTAAAGGTGCGCCTAAAGATGGGTACACTGCGCCTGAAGGTGTGGAGCAAGATGATGCGTTACTTGCTGAGCTTACCGAGTTTGCTAAAGATACTAACATGTCTGAAGAGGCGTATGGTCGTGCATGGGAACTGTTGACTGCACAAGAGCAAGCTGTTGAGGAAGTGACTGCTGAACAAGAGATGGCGAAGCTAGGTGACAATGCCGCGCAACGCTTGAAGAATGTTGAAGGGTTTTTAAAGAACAACCTAGATGCAGACACTTACACTCAGGTGCAAGACTTAGTGACAACTGCTGACAGTGTACAGCTTATTGAAGCTATCGTTAAAGCAACCGTTCCTTCTAAGCTACCTATCGAGGGCGGCGAGCATCCTACAGGATTAACGTGGTCAGATGTAGAAGCAGAAATGTTCAAGAAAGATGAGAAAGGCAACCTTCTACGCAGTGTCGATATTAACCACGAACGCAAAGTTCAACAGATGATGGCATCATTTGGCGGTTGATATTTACAAGTATGGGTGTTCGGTGTTATAATACGGCATCGAATACCCTTTCTAAGGCTCGATAAATTTAGGTTGGATGCTGACCAAATTTATTGGGCACTCAGCGAAAACCTTGAAAAACTATTAAATTAAATCTCTTTTTCGAGGATATTATAATGAGTATTAACTTATCTCCAGTAGCTGTTACTGAGTTTGACAGCATGGTAAAACACGCGTTTCAAAACGCATCTCTCCTTCGTGATTCTGTAACTGTTCGTAATAACGTAGTTGGTGACACTTACAAGTTCCGTGCAATGGGCAAAGGTCTAGCTAATCAAAAAGCTACCAGTGCTGATGTTGATCCAATGGATGTTGCACACAGCCTTATCACTGCAACTTTGTCTAACTGGAATGCTCCAGAGTACACTGATGTATTTGACCAAGCTGAAGTAAACTTTGACGAAAAGCAAGAACTAGCTACTACTATTGCAGGTGCATTAGGTCGTAGACTTGACCAACTAGTAATTGCCGCTATGGATGCCGCTACTCCTACTGCTGTAGGTGTTACTACTACAGGTCTTCTTGCTACTGACTTAATTGACGCTAAAGTTGCGTTGGTTAAAGCAGGTGTTGGTTCTGGCGATCTTACTGTTGCTATCAACGGTACAGGTCTTGCAGGTCTATTAGCTGATGAAAAAGTATCATCTGCTGACTACCAAAATGTTAAAGCTCTAGTAAATGGTGAAGTTAACACATTTGCAGGTTTCAATGTTGTTGTTCTTGAAGATCGTGCAGAAGGCGGTTTAACTGTTGCTTCTGATGTTGTTAGTGCTTACGCATTTGACAAGTCTGCAATTGGTCTTGCTATTGGCATGGACATGAAAACCTCTATTGACTACGTTCCACAAAAGACTTCTTTCTTGTGCAACGGTATGTTAAAAGCAGGCGCGGCTGTTCGTGATGTAGCTGGTCTGGTTGAAATTAAGTATGATGCAACACCTGCCTAATTAGGCTTATAAGGGGGGTTCGCCCCCCTTTTCATTTCTACATAAAGGTAAATCATGGCTAGTAAAATAGATTTAATTTCTAACGCATTAATTCTGATAGGTGATTTGCCAATAACATCACTCACTGGCAACTCTCGCGCACAGGTTGTAGCTAACAACTTGTATGACAATGTAGTGCAGAATGAGCTGACAAAGTATCGTTGGGGTTTTGCTCGCAAGAAAGCGCAACTAGGAAAAGATGCTACAGCTATTATTGGCACAGAGTGGAATGCTAAATACATTTTGCCATCTGACTTACTCACACTAATCAAACTTAATCCAAATCAGCCATATCAAATTATTGAAGACAAGGTTTATATAAACCACAGTGGTGACTTGTACTGTGACTATATTGCTAATGTCTCTGAAGCAGAGTTTCCTGTGTACTTTTCTAAACTAATTGAGTACGCACTGGCTAAAGACTTTGCTATGTCGATACGCGACAATGCTACAACAAAAGAAATTATGGCTATGGAGTATCAAAATCAATCTCGCATGGCTAGATATACTGATAGTCAGCAACACCCTATTACACCTATACAGAGCAGACCATTCCTTGATGTGAGGTACTAATGGCTAAAAGCAACTTTGTTCAAAATAGCTTTGTTAGTGGTGAGTTAGCAGAAGAAATAAAATCAAGAACTGACCTAGACCAATACTACAAAGGCATGGAAGTTGCTACTAACGTAGTGACTACCCCGCAAGGTGGCGTTAAAAGACGCTTAGGCTCGCAGTTTATTGATGT